ATTTCTCGTAAAACGAGATTTTCTCCGCCGGCCGCCCGGGCGCCCCCATGCTTGAGTATGGCAACTGCGAGCTGGGCCGCTTCGACCGTCTTCCGCCGCAACCAGGTGATCCAGGTCTCCGGCGGCGGACGACGTGCCTGAAGTGCGGCCAGGCCCGGGATGACAAGACGTTCGAGTGAGTCGAAACCACAAGGGGAGAAGGAGAGACGCATTGTGGACACTGAGAAGCTCCGCGCGTTGGACGCGGAGGGAATGCTGAAAAGCCTGATGCCGGGCGTCTACGTGGTCACCGTGGAACCGGACGGCCGGCGGATCAGGGCCAAGTGGGTCACCGACTATTACGATCCCCGGAGCGTCACGGCCCGCGTCGGCCGCGGCCTGCGATTCGCTGCGCAAAGCCTGCTGGTGGCCATCTTCGGGCCGATCCTCTTCCCTTTCTGGGTCTTGGGCTGGCTCGATGAGAAATGGGACGAACGGGAGGAGGGCCACCATGCCGAACGTGAGCATTAGATCCAAGCCATCGACGCCAGGATTGTTGAGCAACCTCTGCGCGGACCGGGTCGAGGTCCTGGTCGACGGCGCGCCGATCCGCCGCCGGGACCTGCTGATCGAGGCCAAGCTTCGCGGTTGCCTGCGGGCCTACATCGAGGTCCCCTTCGCCGAGTTGAACATTCAGGACGCAGAAGGCGAGTTCTGGTGCGAGTATCTGGGCCGCCGTTGGCGCCTGGTCCCCATCGCCGACTGACCGCCCGATCCGCGTCGCTTCCAACTATTTCTCGTAAAACGAGATTTTCTCCGCCGGCCGCCCGGGCGCCCCCATGCTTGAGTATGGCAACTGCGAGCTGGGCCGCTTCGACCGTCTTCCGCCGCAACCAGGTGATCCAGGTCTCCGGCGGCGACTACTACCGCGCGACGATCGGCGGGACGACCGGGGCCACGCAACCGAGCTGGCCCAATGACGGCACGGCGGTCGTGGATGGCACGGTCACCTGGTCCGACCTCGGCCCGGTGCTGCCCTTGGGCCGGGAGGCCCAGGCCGCCCAGGACCTGGAGGCCAGCCTGGCCGGCCAGGCCGCCGCCGGTACCGCCGGCCTGGTGGCCTCGGCCTTCGACGGGGTCGAGAGCCGCAGCGACCCCGCGCAGGTCCGCAAGACGCTGCTGTTTTTCGAGCGCCGGGCCGCCCGCCGATCGGGCCGCCGCCCGCGCGTCCGCACCTTGGATATTAGCCGGGCCATGGCGCCCACCTCCTGAGTCTGCACCCATGGGTTTCTTGACCGTCGCCGCCGAGCGTGTCGAGCGTGCCGCCCGCGCCCTGTTCGGGTACGACGCGGCCAACGTCTCCACCGCCCGTCGGCCGCCGACCCTCACCCTGCGGAGCGAAGACGCCGAGCTGCTGCCCGGCCAGCGGACGGCCCTGGTCAGCACCACGCGGGATCTGCCCCGCAACTTCTCCATTGCCGCCTGGGCCATCCGCAAGCATCTGGATTACGTGGCCTCCGTCGTCTTCCAGCCGCGGACGGGCAACGAAGAGCTGGACGCCCGGATCAAGGCCCTGATGAAGTGGTGGGGCCGCAAGGAGAACTGCGACGCCTGCGCCCGGCACCCGCTCTGGCGGCAAATTCGTCTGGCCGAGGCCCGCGCCACGGTCGATGGCGACGTCGGCTTCTTGAAGTGCCGCACGGGCCAGCTCCAAGCGATCGAGGGCGATCGCATCCGCAACCCCTGGGGCCTGGGCCTGATGTGGGCCGTGGACGGCGGGGCCGGCCCCAGCCTCACCGGCTGGCCCAAAGGCAGCCGCCTGATCAACGGCGTGGTGGTCAATCCCACGGGGCGGGCGCTGGGCTATTCGATCGCCAAACGCGGCCCCTTTGGCACCCAGTTCCTGCCCGAGCGGATCGTCCCCGCCCGCCACTTCCTGCTGCACGCCTACTTTGAGCGTTTTGACCAGTTCCGCGGCGTCTCCCCGCTCAGCAGCGCGCTCAATGATTTCCGCGACATCTATGAAGCCAAGACCTACGCCCTGGCCAAGGCCAAGGTCGCCCAGCTCTTCGGGTTGAAATTCACCCGCGAAGAGTCAGACGAAATCGGCCAGAGCTCCCGCGTCGAGGCGGAAGAGAATGCGGAGATCGAAGAGGCGGAAGAAGAGGGCGTCTACAACGGCTGCGACACGCCGCACTTCGACGACCCCCGCCGGTACCCGCTGGACTTCGGCCGCGGCCTTTTCAGCCTGGACATGGACCCGGGCGACGACGCCGACATTCTCGAGAGCCGCACGCCCAGCGAAGAGTTCCAATCCTTCATCGCGGTAATGATCCAGATCGCCCTGAAGAGTCTGGACCTGCCTCACTGTTTTTACGACGAGTCCGAAACGGCCTGGTCGTCGATGCGATCGGCCTGGATCCAATACGAGGACTCGGCCAAGTCCAAGCGGGCCAACCTGAGGGACCTGCTGGACGCGATCACCGTCTGGAAATTGGCCACCTGGATCGCCTCGGGCCTGCTGGAGCTGCCCGGCAAGATGCTGCTCTCCGACCTGGAATGGGAATGGCTCTTCACCGGCATCCCCTGGATCGACCAGCTCAAGGAAATGCAGGCCAACCAGCTTGCCGTGGCCCTGAAGCTCGATTCCCGCACGCATATCCTCCGCCAACAGCAGCGGCAATTCTCCGACGTGCTGGCCGAGCTGGCCGCGGAGGAAGAGGCCATTGAAGACGCCGGCCTGGACCCCGCCACCGGCGCCATCAGCCAGGTGGGCGGCGCGCCGCAAGACGACGACCAGCCAACCGCGAAGAGCACCAATCGCCCGAAGCGCCGCCGCCGGCAGCCCGTTCCCGTCCCCAGCAACAACTGACCACCATCCCCCGACCCCCATCCCCCAACCCCCATCCCCCGATCCCCATCCCCCAGCCCCCAACCCCCATCCCCCGCCATGAACCTCTGGGACCTCGCCGCCTCGCTCTCCGTCGATCCCTTGTACCTCTTCGAGGCCTGGGTCCGCGGCTGCCCGATCGTCGATTTCCAGATCACCTCGGTCGCCTGGAACGCCTGGCACGCCGCCAACCCGTTCTGAAAAGCGGAAAGCTGAAAGCCGAAAGCTGATACTCGCCATGAAGCCTCAAACCATTATCAAGCGACGCTTGCCCCGCGCGGCCCTCACCGTCGCCGGCGGCGCGGTGAAGTTCTCGGCCAGCCAGGAATCGGGCGGCACACCGTCGGCCGGCGAGCCGCGTCCGGTGGATCTGCTGGCCCGCACCGATCAGCCGTGCAGCCATCCCTACCTGGGTCGCATCGTCCACGACATGACAGGTTTCTCCGCCGTCGCCGAGCGGACGCCGCTGGACTACAACCACGATCCCGATCACGTGATCGGCTACGCGGAAGAGTACGACCCGGAGGGCGAAGAGGGCCTGACGGCCAAGGGCGTGATCGTGCCCAGTGGCACAGCCCACGACAAGGCCGCCGAGGTCCTGGCCCGCGCCGATGGCGGCGTCCCTTACCAGTGCTCCCTGTCGCACGTCCCCGGCTCGCTGGTTGTCGAGGAAGTGCCCGAGGGGATGAGCACCCAAGTCAACAACTACACCTTCGCCGGGCCGGGTCTGGTCTTCCGCAAGTGGCAAGTCGCCGGCCTGGCGATCTGCCCCTACGGCGTCGACAACCAGACCTCGGCCAAGTTCTCCGACCAATCCGACACCGTCGAAGTCTCCTACCTTTTTCAAGGACCTGCCACCATGAGCGATGCCACCGCGCCCGCGGTCCCCCTTGCCCAGCCGGCCGCCCCCGCGGCCCCCGCCGTTCCCGCCACTCCCGCCGCGGGTGCCACTGGCCCCGCCAGTGCTCCCGCCGCCGCGCCCGCCGTCCCCTTGGCCGTCGTGCCCGAGGGCCAGAAATTCTTGGACGCCTTCGGTCCGCAGGGCGGCGTCTGGTTCGCCCAGGGCAAGAGCTTCGCCGAGGCCCAGGCCCTGCACCTGGCCGCGGTGACCGCGGAAAACGCCCAGCTCAAGCAGCGACTGGCCTCGCTGGCCGCCGACGGCGAGACGCCCTTGTCCGGCAGCGGCATCGCGGCCGATCCGGCCGGCGAGCCGGCCCCGGCCTCCGGCTCCGCGGCCGGCGATCCGTCGCCCGTCAACAAGCTGGAAATGGCCATCGGCAGCAACCTGGCCCGCGTCGCCATGGGCATCAGGATCCCGCCCAAGCCCTGAGTTCCCCTTCCTCGTTCACCCGCCCGCTTTCTAGTCGTCTTTTGGAGTTGCTTCCATGT